TCTCCATCAGTTTGCCCATCCTGTCCTCGTCGAAGCAATAGGACAGGATGCTATACTCGTTCATCAGATAAGCCACGAATATGAGTCCTCCAGGGCGGGTCACCCGCCTGGCCTCGCACAGAGCCTTGAGCTTGTCCTCTGCGGACATTTCGGCGTAACCCTCAATTTTGCTTACATCAATCTTTGCCATAAAATATTCCTCCTTGCGTTTTTACGGGTTCTCTCCCGTTATGGTGCGATTTAAGGTTTCTCTACCTATTTGCGATTAAAGTCTTCTCTGACTATCTCAAGCGGTCAATGTCGCTTAAAATCATTTATCGTCCTCGCCCTCATCATCTGGGTTCGGATTTTCTACAGGTTTCTGCTCAATCATTTTCGTCTGTTCCTGCTCGTAATACTTCACGCTCATTGCATAAGCGCGTTCCGGGTCGATAAACAAGCCGGAATGTTGGAAAGCGAGGAGCGGGTGAATCTTCGGATTGTCGAGCATAGTGGTAAGCACCTGCGACTTACTCTGAATGTTCTCGTAATTGCGGCGGGTGAACTGCAATTCGATGTCCTTGAGGGCAATATCGAAATCACTCAGCTCACGGCAGATACGCAACACGAGCTTAAGCATTTTCTTCTCAGCCTTTTTGAACATATTCTCACTATCTTTCGCCCTCGCTTCCGCAAGAGACCAACCGTCTCTCAAAAGCACCGCCGCGCCGGTGTCGCTCGTGGAGCTACCACCGTTACGATTGGGCATACCGCAGATTGTGAGAATGGAGTTGTAGCAGTCCTCTTTCAAGGTCTGTGTCTGCGTCTGATTGAGGTCAGTCGTAACAACTCCTACATCAGCGTTCGCTCCGTCCACGGACTTCACCTTGATTGCACCAAGAGTAAGAAACTCCTCATATTCCTCTTTGGTGATGTCGCAGTTGATGAACTTGATAAACGCCTGTACCACCTGTTCAACACCGTCCATACGGTTAGAGGTGATGTTGTTCATCGTATCGAGGAGCGGGAGAACAATCTCGAACGAACCAAGCCGAGCATTATTCGCCGGGTACTCGAAAATGGGAATCATGTTCAGCGCGTGAGGAGTGGACTCTTTCAGAATACCGTCCTCTATGAGATAGTAGCGGTTCTCCGTATAGATGGAGTAGCGGGTAATCTCGTTATCGTCCTTGCTGTATTTCACCGCCATAAGCGGCTTATTGCCGATTTCATTGGAGTACACTACAAAGGTATCTCGCGGGTCGAGCGTATACAGCTCGAATGGGGATTCATCTTCCTCACCTCGTGCGTCCGGCAGAACCAGTCGGAACGCCGTTCCGCAAATCATCTGCCATTCCACAATCTCTTGGTCTTGGGACGCTTTATCCTCCGCAAACATCAGCTCATTCAAGCGGGTAATCGCCGCCGTAACGGACTCCTCACCGCTCTTACCGACATACTGAATGGGTTCTCCACATAGATACCCAACCTTAAAGGACACGATTTCGTTTGCGCGGTTTTCTACAATGCGGTTGCAGATTTCCGGGCGAACTTCTTTCGTGCGGTTCAGAATGGGTTGCTTTCCCTTGTAATACTCCCAAAGATAATCAATCTCCGAGCGATTCAGAGCGTGAATGGACAATGCCTTGAGCAACACTTCCACGACATTTTCATCTGTGATTTCCGTAACGCTACTCTTAATGACCCTACGACCAAACATCGGGCGGGTCTCCGCAACGGGCTTGGAAGTGTCGATTACATTTCCCACATTTGTCCCTCCTCTCTGAAAAAGTAAAATGGCGCACGACCGCCGAGAACTTTCGCTCTCGCGCAATCATGCGCCACTCAAAATAATCTATTTCTACACTTACAATTATAGCATACTAATTCGTAAAAGTCAACATTCTTGTTCTTCTTTTGCGAATTAAATGTGGAAAACTCTGTGGAAAATGTGAATTACCACGGGCGTTTGAATACCTCAACTTTCTGACCGCTCAAAGACTGCGCGTATTCGGCAAGCATAGCCATTCCATCGGGTACATCATCGTGCTTGTTCTTACCTGCAACAGTGTAGGAGCAAAGCATATCCATCATTTTCCCGTAGTCAGACTTACGCTGATAGAGGGAAGCGTCTTTGAACAGACAATGCTCCTTGACCCATGCACTGTTGACGATGATTTTCGTCTCCTTGTTCGCCGTGGTGAACTTGGTCGTGATATGGGTCACGCCGTTTTTCTTCTTGACTTCCTCCTGTATCTTCTCAGCCACGCGCCGACCTGCGGAATTGGACTCAAAGCGGCAGGACTTGACCTTATCCCGTACAAGGATTTCCGTAAGCCGAGCGTCCACAACATTCGGTAAGCCGTTATCGCACACGCAATCGTCAATATAGTAGTCCTGCCCGTACACATATGCCACGGGAAGAAATGCGTAGTCCGAGCCTTTGTCCTTAGTGTCACAGATACCGATAATTGCGTCCGCATCCTCTTTGGGAAGCTCAAAATATCGGCGTAGCTCGTCCGGCGAATAAACCAAGCCCTCACGCTCAATCGGTTCGTTCATATACAACGCCCTCCACGAAACATCGTCCATAATATTGCGCTGTTCCCGATAGAAGCGGGTGGAGAACCCGACTCCGTAGGCGTAATCGAAATTGGACTCATCGTTTTCGTTCATAGCGGGTACAACAATGAATTTCGCCTTGTCACTGTCTACATATTCCCGCTCCAAACGACCAATCACATCGTGTACCGACCATCGTGTAGCGATATGAAGCTCCTTGCAATGGTCTCCGATTTTACGCTGTCTCAAGTCCGTGGTATAGGTCTCCCACAGCTTGTCAAGACGCTCTTTGGAAAGCGCGACCTCGATACCCGACACCAAATCGTCACAGTAGAGGAGGGTAGCGGCACGATATAGACCTGCGTTGCCCGTGCCGATAGAGGTAAACTCCAATGTTTCAAAACGCTGTCGCTTATCGAGGTCGATACGACAATCTTTCGCGTTCGTGTTAGAGACCTGTATATCGGGGAATACATCGTGCCACAGGTAATCACCATTCGCGTCAAAGATACGCAAGCACTCATCGTACACACCGCGCACGAACGAGTTGGAGTGAGAGCCTGTCAGCATGGGTTCGTTGGGAATCTTCCCGCCGAGCCAAGTGAGGTAGAAGATAGCAAGGGTGGTTTTACCACTGCCGGGAGGGAGAGAGACCGCAAGCAGGTCAAGTTTATCGTCCGCAAGCTCCTGTAGTGCGTCCACTACCTGTTTCAGCACCTTGCGGCGCGGCGGGGAGAACTTCTTTTTCGGTTCTCTATTCCACTCCACATAGAGCAAGTAGCTGTCAAAATCATACGGTGCGGCGGCGAGGAGAACCCGCTTGTGCAGTCCGTACAGCTCCTTGACCTCCTGCTCCGAGGAGAGCGGGTCGCTGATACCTCGCTCACATTCAGCGGAGAGGAGCTTGAGATACCTCACGCCGAGCGGAATATCCGTTTTCATAGCTTCCTTGCACATATAGAGCAGGTCTTCCCATGTCCGAAACAGGTAAGCGTCCTTTTTTATTTTTTCGAGAATTTTTGAAAGTAGCTGTTCCATTTTTACCTCCTGCAAAAAGAAAAGCGCATGACTGGTCGAGGTCAAACCCTCAATCGCAATCATGCGCCAATTCTTGTAATCGTCAATTTTCGTTTTGATAGAGATATTCAAGCCCATTCTTTTGGTCTCGAATACCCTTAACGGTATCACCATCTACATAGAATACCATGTAGTAATACTTATCTTGAGCGGTGGAGTAGACCCAACCCGTATACCGCTGACCGTCTGCATAATCCTCAATCTGCTCCCAGTCATTGAGCTT